GTTATTACCCCTCCCACTTGCATTTCTTGTGATTCATAGTTGAGAGAATACATTTCTCGCCCTTCAACTGCCAATGTTTGATAATCTTCTATGAGTTCTTCTAACCAAGTCCCATCATAACTCATGGCACTAGTTGGGATAAAAGGAAGGTTGCGATAATGTTCCTGTTTTGTCGTATCTCTAAACTTATACATTTCTACCTCCTAAAATTCCAAATTTAAGTTAATTGCTTGGCCTTGTGCATTGGAAATGTCATCCACAAAGGCTTTAAAGTTTTGGTTCCCAAGCTTTACATTAAATAAAGCTGGTTGTTTCCCTTGGTTAAGGTTTACATCATGAGAAACTTGACTACTGATTGAGCGATTAGCAGCCGCAACGTTTGCCCCAATATCCACAGAATAGTCAGAGTTAATTGCATTAGCAATCATATCACCCATTCCTGAAACATTGGATTGAACATCACGGAAACCTCCAGTTAAACCAGAATTCAAACCATTCATAATGGCATTACCAGCGGGAGTTAAAAGTTTTCTATCCTTACGGATTGGCCCTTTATGCTCACGAATCCAATCGCCAATTCCACCGATAAATTTCATTCCTTCTTTCCACTTTTGTTTTAATCCTTTGACAAATCCGTCGATGATAGCCTTCCCAATATCTAGCAAGTTTACATCTTTTAGATTGTTAAATATACTTTTAACATTATCAATCAGATCGCTAACGCTTTGTTTCAAACTATCCCAAATTCCTTTGAGTCCGTTAATCATCCCGTTCCACAAGTCAATTGTGCCTTGTTTGAGATTTTCCCAACCTTGTTTGACTCCGTTCACAATAGCATTGGCAGAATCAACGACCCACTGTTTAAACGATGCCCATGTATCTTTGACCCATTGAATAGTTGCATTCCACAGATCAACGGTTCCTTGCTTGAATGAGTTCCAACCATTAATAACGCCATCAACTATAGCTTTTGTAGTACTAAGAATCCATGAAGTAAAAGCTTGCCATAGGTTTTTAATGGTTGATACGATGGCATTCCAAATATTTATTGCCGTATCATGTAGAGCAGTATAGTAGCCGACAACAATATTTACAAATGTGCTGACTATTGTTTTGATACTGTTAGATAATGTGTTCCACAACATAATTGAATCATTTTTTAGTTGCGTAAAGTTTCCTGTGACTAAGTCTATAAGTAGCAAGACAGGACCCATAACAACCGTTTTTATCAATTCCCATGCTGCACCAAAAATATTTGAAATTTTGCTCCATAAACCTGTGAAAAAATCTATCATAGGTTGGAAAACATTTTTTATTGATTCTACAAACGGTGCAAGAGTTGTTGTTACAGTTTGCCAAGCACTGGCTAAACCGCTTATTGTTCCGTTCCAAAGATTAGCAAACCACTCCTTGATGCCGTTCCAAGCATTTTTCACACTATCAACGGCATCTTTGGCACCTTGGATTGTTCCATCCCAAAGGCCTTTAGCGCCTTCTTTTATACTTTTCCAAGTATTAGATATACTTTCACCAACTTCTTGAACCTTTTTGACTAATCCATCCCACAAATTCTTTAGAGTTTTTGTGAAATCATTCCATATTTTTTTACCTGTTTTAGTTTGCGTAAAGAAATAAACAAGAGCAGCCGTTACAACGGCCACAACAATTGCTATCGCACCCCAAGGGCCAATAGCAGAAGCCATTGCAAGCATTTTTTGTGCTGCTGCAGCTAGCTTACTTTCTTTTGTCATCATACTAAGAGCTGTACTAGCTGCATAACTACCTTGTTGTACAGCTTTCATTGCGCTACTCACATTACGAATAGTTTCTACTACTTTAAAAGAGCTATTAAGAACTTTTAAACCAACACTAACTGCTTGGAGAGTTGTTACAATTTTACCGAATATGAAGAGAGCTGGCCCAATAGCAGCCGTAATTAATCCTAAAACTACAACAAGTTTTTGTACAGGCTCAGGGGCAGAGACAAATTTTTGAACTAATCCTGCTACTGCATCTGCGAACTTTCTAACATAAGGTGCAATGACCTTTTGAATAACAATCGCTGCAGATTCTAGTGATCCCATCATCTGTTCTAATGATGAATTCATATTGTCCTGCATAGTTCTAGCCATCTTGTCGGCCGCACCATCGGAATTTTTAAGAGATTTAGTAAGACTACCTAGTTTATTAGGCCCCTTATCAATAAGTGCCATCATACCAGATAAAGACTCTTGACCATATAAAGTTACTAACGCATTTTGTTTCTGCTCAGGCGTTAAATCCTTAAACGCATTTTGTAACATTCCTATTTGATCTTTAAGTGGCTTCATCTTACCTGATGAGTCGTAGAAACTTAAGCCTAGTTTATTCATTACACCAATCATTGGCTTAGTTGGTTTAGCTAGACGAGATAGTGCGCCACGAAGTGTTGTACCTGCCTGTGAACCTTTAATACCTGCATCTGACATGATACCAATTGCGGCAGCCGTCTCTTCAATAGACAGCCCCATTGAACTCGCAACAGGAGCGATATATTTCATCGCTTCTCCCATATCTCCAACTTCTGCATTAGTATCTGCGGCCGCTCTAGCAAATATATTCGCAACATGTCCAGATTGGCTAGCATCGAGGTTAAATCCTCTAAGTGCCGTTGCTGCGTTTTCAGAAGCAAGCGCAACATCACCACCAGATACGGCTGCCAAGTCAAGAAGACCAGGCATTGCTACCATAATTTCATTCGCATTAAAACCTGCAGAGGCTAAGTTTTCCATACCAGCCGCAGATTCTTTTGCACTAAAAGCAGTTTTTGAACCTAGATCAATAGCTTGTTGCCTTAAATCATCAAACGATGACCCTGTCGCTCCAGAAATGGCTTTAACACGGCTCATTTGAGCTTCAAAGTCACCACCTATTTTCAAAGCAACACCACCCATAGTAGTAAGCGGTGCTGTTACAGTTTTAGTCAACGTTTTACCTGCACCTTTTGTGACTTGACCTACTGCAGACATCGTGCTATTAGTATCTTTTTGAAAATCTTTAACTTGTTTTACAGCGTCTTTAAATGTACTGACAAAATTATTATCAGTAGCCTTCAAATAGGCTTGTACACTAAATGTTTCCATATTTTCCTCCTTTCCTATTTATTTGCTTTTTTGAGGAGCTGCATTAAACGTTTATCTGGTTCAGCTTTTTTAATTCCTAATATTTCATTCTCTATTTTTTCTTTATCAAAGAACTGTTTAAAGTTGCGATATACAGGAACTTCTGCCTTTCCTCTTGTCTTAGTTGCTTGTACTTGCCAATTAGCCCAGGCTTGATGATGGATAAGTTCTTCCTGATCTAATTTTTTTAAAGCTATAGCGGTCATCCTTATTGAATATTCTTTAATAGTCATGCGCTCAAAATCAAGAAGACTAGTTAAGCCAAAATAACGGAATGCATTCAGCATCATTTCGTCATAAACTACTTCTGAATTTAGGCGTTTTGATCCGCTTGCTGAGCTTGCGCCACTCGCTCCTCGATCATTTTCATTGCCAGCTTTCCCGCATTACTTTCAGAAAGTTCTTTCAAAACATCATCAAATAGTTTTTCAATGTCTTCACATTCATCGATGAAATCATCAATAACTCCTTGAGATAATTTTGGTGATTCAGTACGATTTGCAATATATAAAATAGTCGCCAAAGCGTTTATGTTTGCTGATTTAAGTTCAGGAATAAATTTCGCTGAAAGCCCCATACCAAATGCGATGCCTTCTTGAATAATCGGGAAAAGTTTATCAAGTTCTCTGACAAACTTGGTTCCGAATTTGAATTCATATTGTTTGCCATTAATTGTTAATTCCATTTTGATTTCTCCTTAAAAAAATAAAAGAGAGGCTCAGCTCTCTTTTAACTCTTTGTTTATAATTCATCGTCCCCTATGGTCGAGTTGCTTGAGCGGCTAAGGGGTCATTAGGGTGTAGTCTCTTTCACTGTATCTTTGAAGACATACTGAACCACATCAGCTTGTTCATCAGTAAGCGTGGCATAGCCTTTTTGAGGTTTACCAAACACTCCAAATTCCAAACTTAGCTCAAGCGCATCTTCAGAGTTAGGTTCATAAGAAAAACTTGTAAGATAAGCACGAAGATATTTCGCTTTGTATTTATCTGCATTCTCTCCTGTCCCTTTTTCAGCTTTATCAATTTCCCAAACTTCAAGAATTTCTGCATCGTCAAATGCTTGGTCCATTTCGTCAAGATGTGGGTCCCCATTTGCCGCAATAGATGTGGCGGACAAACTATATTCAACTTCCGCAAGAGCGCCAACCGGTCCATCTTTGGTTGCTGTAGTATTGTAATCTCGAGTTTTTTCATTCGAGTGTTCGGTTTGGAATGCGAGTTTCCAAGCAGCTTCTTCTGTTGCTTTACTACGTAAACGATAGAGCAAGATAATATCTTTACCCTGTTTGGCTGTTAATTCTGCCATATTAAATCTCCTATCTTAATCTAAATTCTAAGTTTATCAACGCTCTTTTGAGCGGTGTATTTGTTGTTGTATCGTCCAACATTTGAATGGTACTTGCTTGTAGATTCAAAGCCCAAGAATAGCCCTCTGTGGCACTTATATTCAATGCTTGATTAAATATATTGCTTGCCATGTCAGACACCTCTTTACGCTTCTTCTGTAAGCCCCAAACGGATAATGAAAGACTTACCGTTCCTTTAATATCTGTTTTGTTTGGTTCATGAATGGTTTGAGTATTCTCCAATTCAACAAATGGATAATCTACTTCATTCATTGGCTTATAATCATAAACGGTATACCCCAAGGCTTGAATACGCTTGAACAACTCATCAAAAATAGATTGGTCTCTTGTCTTTATCATTTCAGCAACCTCTCTAGATCATTGATAAACACTCCTTTTTGTACGTCAAAAGATGGCTTAACGAATGGTTGTGCTGTTTGAAATCTTGTTCCGTATTCAACATAGGCCGCGTAATCTGTATGAGGTCCAGCTTCGCCACTAAATCCACCATCAGTGATCTCCATCTTAATTGACCGCTTCATGTTACCAGTATCAACAGGAGAAAGTTTCTGCATTTTAGCAGTCATATCTGCTGTGTTAGATTTAACAACGTGCTTTACATCTTGCAAAGTCGCTGCTTTATCCAAATGCTTTACAAGCTGGTCAATCCCTTTAAAAGATAAGCTAGCTTTCATTGACTTACCTCCTGCAAAATAAAAGTATTGCGATCACTAGGATTACGATAGGTCGTTAAGGCCCATTTTTTATCATCAAACTCAATATAATCATATTCTGGCATAGTAAAAAGGGGCATCATTCGCATGACTTTTGCCACTTGCTTAATATCTCCAAAAACTTTTACACTTCTGTCAGTTCCAATATCAGTAATGTTTGCACTAAATACTGCTCGAGTTGGTTCTTTTTCAATCCATTCGCCTAAATCGGGGTCATAATGTGATTCGGGCGATTCTTTGATAAAAGTAACTTCATCTAAATATCTCAATACAATCTGAACCTCCCTATCTTCTTATCGGCCTCAGTTTCTTTTGATTTTCGCCATGATTCAATTTCATCAGCATACTCATCAAAATCAGACTCTGAAAAAGTCATGCTTAATCCTTCTTGTGAGTAGGACTGCATGCCTTCTTGTCCGATACGATTGAAACGCTTCAAGGAAACGTCCAAAACAACATATTCTAGTTCTGGCGGTACTTCTTCAAGGTCAGAACCAAGAATAAGCAATAAACGGTCACGAGTGCGTTTTTCGATTATTTCCAAGCGCTCATCCGTTGAACCGCCTAAAAGCTTTTTTAAATCATAAGTGATAGCCATTTAACCACCTACTTCTTTTTTCTCGTCCACACGTTGTAGGAAAGATTGGTCTAAGTTTTTCTCGACTTCGTTGGCACGTTTAATCGTCATGTCGATGATAAACCCCTTTTCATACAATTCTTTTGTGTGGACGTCTCGGAAAGTCTTCTTTACTTCAAACTTAGCCATAATATCCTCCTTAACCTGCTGGTGTCAATTTAGCTTTCAAGATTGCTTTCTTATTCTTTTCAGGAAGATATTTACCGTATTTAGCTGCAGCTTGAAGAGCAGTACCTGCAAAATCTTCTGAATCCATTGCACGTGTAACTTGAATACCTACACCAGCTACACCAACATTATCAGCAGCAAAGTAAGCTACTTCATTCGTTTGGAATTTTTCATCAGGAAGTTCTGACAAAATGAAGCCTTTAAATTTATAAAGAGTTTGTTCATCCACATTTGCGCTTGAGTTTTTAGCAGTTGTTGCAAGTTTAGAGTCAACAAGCAAGTCATAGACATCAGCATTAACATAAGCAACCCAAGGAACTGCAGTAGAAACGTTATTATTTACAAATTTCTTATGAGCATCAGAGAACAATTTAGTTACTGAATTCTCATCCAAAAGCGCAACTTCCAATGCTTCGCTGGCACTATCTGATAAGAGTTTACCAAGCAATCCATCAACATGTTGAGCCCAAGCTACACCATGAAGCGCTAAACGTTCTGCCACAACTTGGTCTTTAATATCATTGACTGTGAAATCATCAATCCCTTCGTTAATTGCTAAAGGCGCATCGTAACTCACTTGTTTGTTTACAGACTTAACTTCTTTACGAGGGCCGAAACGTGAAGTATTACCTGTTCCAGTTCCAAAACCAACATTTGCATCAGTAGAATAGTTTTGGATAACTACATCAGTGTCACTTACTTTGAGTTCCATAAAGGTATCATTTTCAGTGACTCCGTCTTTTACTTGAAGAACTCCACCAAAAGCACGCAAGAAAGCTGATTTTTTTGCGAAAAGTTCTGGTAACATACCAGCGTATTGTTTTGTGAAATATTTAATTGCCATAATTTAGATCTCCTATTATTAATATTTGGCTGCCGCTTGTTTGAAAACATCGACATCGGTATTATTCGGAACAGCCTTAGGCGTTGTTCCTGTGTTTCGTGCTTTTTCCCACTGTGAGCGTTGATTATCAAGCAAATTGAGGAAAGTTTTTACATTGCTGTAAGTTTTTTCTTCATCAACATCAACTAACAATCCTAACTCTGCAGCACTTAAAGCAATCCCACTTTCTTTCAACACTTCATCAGCTTGGCTGGTGATATTTGAAATTTTGATTTGCGCTTTAAGGCTTGCGATCTCATCGTCTTTAGCTTTTTGAAGTTCAGCAGCTTTTTCTTCGTCAGATTTTTCTTTAACTGACTTTTTGCTACCTTTTTCAAGTTCTTCAATACGAGCCAGCGCTTGTTCAAGCTGTGTTTTTGTTTCATTTTTTTCAGCTTGTTCTTTACCAATTCGTTTTTGAAGCTTTTCGACAATTTTGTCATTGTCAGTTGATTGTTCTTGCTGCTCTTCTTCATTCGTTTCTGTTTCAATTTCTGAACCAGCTTCAGACGTCTCATCGGCTGCTTCTTCTGCGAACAGTTGCAAATTAAGGGGTAAAAGTTCTTTTTGTTCCATTACTGGTTCCTCCTACTCGCATTTAAAGACTTGGGAGTCTGATTTTCTCGTGTTTTATTTATTGTCCACAACATTCGGAAACGGACATAAGAAAAACCCATGGAATACCAAGGGTTTAGTTTTGATCGTTAAGTTTTCCTGCTTTTATAATATCAGCAGAAATATCACCCACAGTAATATCTCTCAGACCATCTGTTTTTATTTCAAAATTAGTCCCTGATGCTTCTACATAATCAATAACAATGGACAGGCGATTTGATCCGTCTTCGTAATTAGTATTATCTACAGAAACACCAGTAATTTTTTGATTAGCTACATCTCCCAATAGCTCATTTGCAAGAACAAATAATTTTTTATTATTTTTATTCATTGAAATCTATCCTTTTCTTTTATTTCGCAATTCTTCAATCGCCTTGTCAGCTTCTGTCCTGTCATCAAAAGCTTCCTTATACTCATCTTGATTGATTACCCCACGTTTCAATAAGCTATCCCAGAAAGCTTTATCATCAACATATGGAGCAGTGCTACATTTGCAAAACGGATGCATGTTTGGTGCGTTGATACCAGGTGACATATCATTTACCTTGAATATCCTTCCGTTTAATGCTCCGCAAATGGGGCAAGCGTTAGGCTCTGCAATGTATTTGTATTCTTCAATTTCAGCCCTTTTGTAGCTATCTTCTTGTATAGAAGTTTGGACTCTGGTTGTCTCCGTTACTAATAATCGTTGAGCGTAATAAGTCGCATTTTGCTTTCCTTTTTCTGTCATCAACCTTTTCAAAGGTTGGGTGAGTTCCTTCGGGTTCTTCCCTTGGGTAACTGATCTAATTAAAAGTTTTTCAAGATCAGCTTTCAATTCAAATTGATACTGCCATAACTTGTCTGAAAAACTAGCGAAATTATCTGCTTGGAATCCGCTTTTAAGAACAGCTTCTATCAACGTATTGTAACCTGTTTTTGACACGCTTAGGCCTAAAATACCCGCTTGCCTTTCAAATTCTTCTAAAGCAGCACCAGTGAGCGTGTTTGAGAAGTATTTGTCCAACTCGTCGAATACAGCAATAAGCTCTAAACCTATATTTGCTTTCAACAGCTCCAAACGGTTTACTCGCATAGTTAAGTTATAAAGTTTCAATACTTGGTTCGCTCTATGTGAGAAATCTTTAGTTTCTACATACTTTTTAGCTTTCTTACCAAACGATTTGACATCCATCTTATCCGCACGTTTCATGGCTTCACTAATAGAAATTCCTTGACCATTCGCAAAGTTCTGCCAGTTGGCATTTATTTCTTTTTGAATGGCTTCTTGAGCTTCAAATAGTTTGTTCATGATTTGCTTCATTCGCTTGGTGTCATCTTTAATTTGTTGCGCTTGCCATGCTTGCTCACGTTTAATCCAATAATCCGGAGTTTTCATAAGCTACTCCTTATTTGCTTCAGGAACTTCTGTTTCATTCTCACTAGGTTGCTTATCCTTGTCAAAGATAGTTGTAGAAGCTTCTTCTTTTTTGATTTTTTCCATTTCAGCTTGAACATCTGGAATAACAGAGATGACACTTAAAGCAGTCTCTTGGCTTGTAATTCCCATAAGAATATTAGCAGTCTCGGCTTGCTCTTTAATATCTTTCGGTTCATTACGAGTAAATGTGTACTCGATATCTTTCCAAGCTTCTTTGTTTGAAACATTCGTACTTAACTCACAAAATAGTTTATATCGACTATTCAAAGAAGATTGGAACTTACGTTGAAATGACAATGCTAAATTACTCATTGCTTGAAGTTTATAGGCTAGCGAAACACCACTTGCTGACCCAAAAGATTCATCAGAGATATTCGCAACCATTGTTGTTTGGAAGATTAACTTAGTCAGTCGATCCAATAGATTTTCTGTTTGAGAATCACTATCAGGCTTTTCTAAGAACTTAACATCCACATTTTTGTCTTCACCATCGGCATAGTAATTAATGACACGGTTACTACGAATGTTTTTCAAATCTTCTTCTTCAACTTCAGCACCTAAGAATGTCAAATACTGATCGCTGAAATAATCAACATCATTTGCTTTTTCACTAATTGCTTTGTTAAAAGCGTTGACTAATGAAATAACAGATTCAAAGATACTCATTCGTTCTTCGTTGAAATAGAACTCTACAACTGGCAAATTTGGATATGGGTTGTAAGTCTTTTCTCCAAAGCTAATTTCATCATTTTCTCCGCTGATTTTAATAGTTTCAAGTAGAGTATAAACCTCTCCGTGAAGTTTTTTATCCTCGTCAACACCGTATCTCACGGCAAATAAAGGCTCTTGTTTTACTGTATCGTCATAGACCATGAACATATTTTCTGGACCGTTATAAACAACATTCGTTTGAGTGTCCTCGTCTTGATACAAAAGCTCAAAAGCTCGGCCATAAATACATGCCATCTTTGCAAGTTCTGACTCTTCATCTTCCATGTCATTCAGGTTATCAAATTCTTGTAGTTTAGAAAGTATTTCTTTATCTGAATGAGTCTTTTTAACTGGAATCCCATTAAAGTAACCCGTGAAAGTATCAACGATATATTTAGTAAAATTAACAGCTAAACGATTGTCAGGCTTCCAAGAGTCTTTTTCCGGTTCATCATCAATATCCATAATTCCAAGATACATATTTTTTAAGTACTCATACCGAGCAACTTCTAATTTATGTTTTTCCATGAACTTGTTAACCACTTCAACTGTGATTGGTTCATCTTTTGGAAATGTCATTAATTTAGGTGGTTTGTATTTCAATTAGAATCCTCCTTTGAAAGATTTTAGTTTTGCTTTACGAGTTGTCATTGTCTCAGCAATCCCGGTTGTTGCATCCGGCGCATCATCGTGTTTGTTTTTACCCTCACGTTGATAAGTCGTCATTGCTTGATAGTATTCTGGGAAACGAGTTCGCCAGTCATTAGGAAATCGAACGTGCTGTTCTATCCAATAACTATTGGAATAAATTCGAGCTTCTTTATTATTTCCTTGGAAGAAATCTTCTACAGCACAAGCAACTTTGCCTTGAATCTTATCCCTGACAGAACGAGCAAAAGACCGACCGCCATTATTGCGCTCGATTCTTGATGCATTAACTTCGTTATTTATTAATTGATTTGCTACAGCATTTTCAGTGTACTCCATAGGCTTTTGGGTGTAAATAACATCTAAGACATCCGCAAAGCCGTCTGAGGTTTCGCCCCATACAATAGAACATAGATAGTCTTTACCAGTGTCTGCTGTATCGCAATAGTTCCATATCTTCTTATAATCTGAACGAGCATTATATGTTTTAAATTCTCCGTATAATCGCCCTTTTATATCAATTGGCTCTTGCTGGTAGTTGGCGCTGGCAATATCAGCACCCATTGTTTTCACTTTGCGTTTATAATCTTCAAGAGTCAGAACATCATCACAAAGCATTTCATTCGTTTGCTCGTTGAAAGCTTTGAAATTAATATGTTTTACTCGATAGCCATTCTTAGGCAATTCACGCAAAGCTCGTCCGGCTAAATCTTCACTATGCCAACGAGTCATATTGATTATGATCTTCCCGCCTGATTCCAAACGTGAAAGCATGGTATTTACAAACCATTCCCAATGTTTTTCTAGGACTGTCGCATTGTTGGCTTCCTCAGCATTCTTGATAACATCATCAATAATAATAATATCAGCACCGAAACCTGTTGCAGTCCCTGTTGGAGAAGTTGCCAGATAGTTGTTATAACCGTCTGACAAACTCCAAAGGTTTTTTGCAGCATCTCCATACTTTATTGCAGCATCGAAAATATCAGAGTAAACAATTTTATTTTCGTCTGCTTTTTCTTCTTGAAGTGTATTACGAACATTTTTAGAAAAGACAGTAGATAAAGTTTCGTTATATGAACCAGTCATGATTTTCTTCGTGTGGTCGTTACCAAGCACCCACTCTACAAATTTACCGAGCGTGAGAGACTTTCCATGACGTGGCGGAAGATTTAAAACTAAAACATCGTGTTCATCATCATTTAGAAATGACTGAAACTCTTCGCACATCGTCACCAGATAAGCTCTATCACGTTTATAAAAGCTCGGCATGATAAGATTACAATAGTCAAAGAAAAAGCGCTTAGCCAGCTCAATTTTTGCCCCTAGCGCTATTTTATCCATCACGACTCGCCAACTTTCTAAGCTCTTCTGTTGATAAGTCTACAAAAGGATTGGTTTTGACTGAACCAGATAATTCAACTTTACTTGTATAATCACCATCCATTTTATTAAGAGTGTCAATTGCCTTAATCATATCTGCTTCTTTTTCAGCATTTTTAGCTATCTCTGATAGAGTGACCATTCGCTCTTTACGAGTCATTATAGCAGCGTCTTGAGCTTCTTCTTGAAGTTCTTTATACCTCCCCAAAACCTCCCTAAAAAGCTCACTCGCACGATTATCAACTGTCTTATCTTTCCAACGCTTTGAAGCAGGAAAAGCATCTCTATAGGATTGTCTTTGACTCATGCCAGAAATTAGGCATTGAACGAACTTTTCATGTCTTGCGTTATCTAATACTGGCATTTTGTCTCCTTTCACCAACAATAAAAGGCTGCCCAATGGACAACCTGTAATAAAATAATAATTCAGGATAACGGGATTGAACCGTTCTATTCTAGCTTATGAAACTAGCGTGACGCCTTGCCACCCATCCTGTTTGAAACGAGGTTTTACATACTATCAAATGGAAGTCCTCGCAAACCATTTAATACTGAACTCCTAGCTTTGAAGTCCACAACAGCAAGATAAGGTCTTGAACCCATACAGTATAGAGGCGACCCACCTCACTGCAACGTTGCCACACACACGTTTGTTCTTGCTACGCTGGTTATTCTCGTCCAGCAACGTCTCGCTATGTAAAATAGCCACTAATTATGAAGCAAATTCAACCTTACTTTTCCGAAATTTGTGCTTTTGCCTTTTACTTCATAATACAAGTATATCAATAAAAACAAGGGTCGAGGTGCCAATTTTAGGCAATTTCGATTCTTTTTTTGTCTATTTTGTCCCTCTCAAATTAAGTGAATAACAAAAGAATAGATGTCATTTCTAAATTTATAATAAGCAGCTTTAGCTTTCTTCTGTGGAACTTCAAAGCCTTGGGCATCCAATTCTTGCATTACTTGATACCAGTATCTGCCATTATATCCTTCACATTTTAGTCTTATTACCTCCTTTTCAACTTGAATCAAAGGTAGATACCAGATATCTATTTGTTTTATCAATTCTCTTAATCTGATTAATTCCTCATCATTTTCAAGCGCTTCTTTATTTAAGACATGGCTTAGTTCCTCAGAACCACCAGAATAAGCTGTACGAATGCCTAAGTTATCAACTTTTTGCTTATAAAGATATCTACTCTCAATTGATTTTATTCTTGCTTCAAGTCTTCCATTAACATAATCTCCTATAATTCTATCTAACTTATCAGCCATTCATCAAATTCTCCTTTTGTGGTATAATTAAGTTAGATAAATCAGTTGCCGAAGCCCATTGCAGTGGGCTTTTTTTGCTATTCATAAGAACTGAACAATCGGAAATAATTGAGCTAATAAAACACAGGTCATAAAACCGACAATCCAACCAGTTACAAATATAATGTAGGCATCTTCTTTCATCTTTTAGTCTCCTTATAATCTTCATACAATCCTTCAAAGATTGCTGTAGCACATTGTAAGGTTGCCAGTCCTAGTTCAGCTGCCGAACCTGTAAAGTCAGTACCATCTTCATTCCAACCTGCTATTGAGTAAGGATACTCACTTTCTGGATGAAAGATAATATGTAATTCTTTAATCATAGAGCACCTCTTGGTATATCTTCAGCCCAGTATTTCTCACATGCACCTAAACCGATTTGAGAAACATGATTCGCTGCCACTGTTGAAGCATTGCTCGGGCGTAATCCTTCTCCGATATTATTAAAGGTTTTTCCTATTCCTATTAATATATTTGAAATAGCAACTCTGACAGCATTGTAAAGTTTAGTAAAGTACTCAATATTTAGACCATACTTTTTAAGTAATCTACGCTTCAGTCGCGACATTTTAATATGGCGCTTTTTTGTTGCTTGCCGTTGTTTCTTCCAGCTTGATTTCATCTATTCCTCCCCGAACATATTCTCCTACTCGTCAAGGTCTGAGCGGTTGATTGCCATATTTTTAGATGCTTCTTTAAAAGCAGTGCCAAATGATCTAAATGCTGCTTGAGTTTTTTTGAGCCCTTTTATTAATTCAATGTCTCTAATAAACCAAACTCTTTCATAACACCATTTACAGCGTTTGTGTAGATCATAGTAAATCCAATTATGCCCGAACAGCTTACACATTAGTTTCATTGGTCAATTACCTCAATTACTGTCTCGCTAGCTTTATTATCAATCTTCTTACAAAATTTAATAAACCTTTTAGCGCCCCAAAGAGTGAGGTATTCTTTTGAGAATCTCACCCACTTTCCAAAGGTATAATTTTCAACTTTATAACGGATTTTATTATCAATTTTTAGCTTTACTATTCTATATTTCATTCAATCCCTCCCCACCAGTCATTGACCAGCGATATTAGTTTGTCGGTCATTCTCCGTCCTCCACAGGCACAGCAAACTGCCAGTAACGCTCATCAATTGACTTGATTTCTTGTTCAGTAAATTTTAAAGCGTAATTTTTTCCATTTGAAAATTCTACAATTGTTCCGTTTTCGACTTTTGAAACGAATATTTTATTTTTAAGTCCATAAACGTTTGGTAATTCAATATAGAACAGCTGCGGTTTTTCTACTGTGTAGCCGTCTAGCCATGCACGAGCGAATAACTCATCGTTATTACCTTCATCGCCCAGCCAAAAATAAACCAAATCGGGCATATCGTGTTCGACTCTTGTTGCGTCTGCAAAAACACCGAATAAACAATCCCCTTCTTTTTTACAATCTTCAATAAATTCCGCCACACACTCAGGCACGACTGGCAGGGCTTGCTGTTGGAGTCGGGATTTGAGAGTGGATATTTCCTCAAGCATTAATAGTATGCTTTCAGCTTGATTATTATAATCGGCTTTCAAACTTTGGTTTTCTCGTTCTAATTCTTCAATATACTTATTTGCAGCATTTAATCTGCGGTCAGCTTTATTAGCATACGTTTTCCATGCATAATCAAACTTATCCAGCTCATCAACGGCTTTTCTCAAATTATTAAAGTCTTCTGACGTGTTCGTTTTCTTTGGTTTTTCAGGTAATTCAAACTTAGTCATTTTTCGTGTCCTCCAAATTCATCATCCATCCATATTTTCATTTCTGCTGCGCGGTAAACGTCACCAGTAATTTCAACATACCAGTTAATCAACTCCCAACAAGTTGCTTTTGCGTACTCTTGCATTTCGTCTGCGGTGTAAAGTTTCATCTAGCTGCTCCTATAATCCTAATTCTTCTTTTCTTGAGTTTTCGATTGCCATTTGCGCTCTGATATTTCTTCGCAGCCGTCTATCTTCTTTACTTTCAATCTGTCGCTGTTCTTCATCTATTTCCTCAAGTTCCGCCATTTCAAGTTTAAATCCGGGACGTCTTTTGCGATATGCATCTAATTTCACTCTACGCTTTCCAACTTTAATTGCGTATGTGATATTATGGTCTACAAGTTCAACAATGGGCTTTTTTGATTGTTTGCCCCAACCATAGATTGTAGTTTTGCTTTTACCGAATTTATTAGCTAGTTCTACTGCTGTTCCTTTTCCTAAGCACTTACTCCCTTTATAAACTTCATAGATGGTTACAGTTTTATATTCCTGTCTTGTCATCATCCTTTTTACCCTCCCAACCTTTTAATCTTGCTTTCCATTGCTGCTGCATCCAATCTTGATCTGCATCTTTTACTGGATATTTTTTGTCTAAATCTCGATCTATGTACGTAAGAACATTTTTCTCTTTTTGTGACGTCATTACACACCTCTTATTTTGCGTTTTAAGCGCATTTTATTATTTTGTGATTAATCTATCGTGATAAACTTTAAAAGTTAAATGTAACCGTAATTTTCATGAATTAAAGCTATTCAAATACGATAGCGACATCTTTGAGTTGGTTAAAGAGAAAATCATCAAGTTCAGCCCATGTCATTTTCTTTCTATCGTTATATAATCAACAAATATCTCGATAAATTTGTACAAGTTCATGCTTATATTTAGCACGTTCATTAATGTGCACTTCTTTATGACCAAGCCCGTCATATCTGCTTTTCTTCTTCGCTATGTTATATAGCTTGAATAATGGAAATAATTTAAACGCTGTCATTCTTACACCTCTGTAATAATTAGGTTACGGCTGTGTCCTATTGAGGCGTATAGCCGCCGACTTACATGTCCTTCCTGCACAAAGCCTAATTTTTCTATCCGTTTACTATTTTCAGCGCATCTTCAACACTTCTTGCAACTCCTGCAAGGGCGCCGTTTTTACGCATCATTTCTAAAAAGTTAACCTGATCGGGTCTAACCCGCCCGGTTTCGCTTTTCACTTCTATATAAAACACTTGTCCATCTGGCCTAAAGCCATATAAATCAGCGTGACCCTTCGGCAATCCTGTATCAAACCAACGACCATCAACCGTTTGGACTTTACCAACATTACTGCGAAATATTTTATTTCCTGCTTGCGACACTGCAAGCATTATTTCTGATTGTATTTGATGTTCTGACTTCATAAGCATAGTACGGTTACATCAGTTACAAAGAGAACCTAGATATAGCAAGGCTTGTAACTATGTAACTGTTGTAACCGGCTTTTCATACTCCTTTTTATTTATATATTTATCTTTTTTTATTTACTATTTCTTATATATAATAGTTACAATAGTTACAAAGTAATAAGAAAGTAGATAAACAAAGGGTTGTAGGCTGTAACCGTTCTTGAGAAATTACGGTTACAGACGGTTACATCAGTTACAAATGAACAAAACATTTTGTCGGCTTTTCTTTGTCTTCATCGTTCCATCGAAAACCAATATAATAATTAGGAATATCTTGACTAGGGCTAAATTCTTTCGGACGTACTAGTTTCTTCTCCCAATCATTTGAAACATGTTTAGGGACTTCAAGTTCAAACTGTCTTTTTGCTAAAGCTGTATAACCAGAATCTCTACACCATTCTTGATAGAGCCACCATAAGAAACGAACAGGTAAGACAGTTGATTCAAATTGAGGGAACCACTCATTGACAAACTCAATGATTGAATTGTTCTTCTCTTTAAACTCCTGCATCATCACCTTTGTTGCTTGGGGCTCGTCAAATCGTTCGAAGTTTAATTCAATTGCTTTTTTTAAAACGTATTGGAGAACTTCTTCACGGAAAATGTAATCATCTTTGATTGTCCAATTATCGTCCTTAGCTGAAAATGTTTTTCTAAAAGGAATAATTAAGAAACGTCGATAAGTTCCGTTTGTTTTGTTTCTGACTTTAGGCAAACCATTCGTAGATTGAATGACTGTCTTTTTATAAAATGAAACATAAGGTTGTTTTCCTTTTTCTTCGACAAAGACAGGTTCACCAGTTACTACACTGTTAAAGTTTGAACTGTCATCAATGTATAAACCAGCCTGAACATCGTCTCCGATAATCACGGTTTTCCCTTCAATCATTGAAAGTGTGAACCGTTCTGAAAACTGATTAATCTTAAGACTTGCTACATTTTGTAAACCAACTAAATTACTAATAAGCTGCTGCAGCGTTCCTTTACCATCATTTCCTTCACCGACAAACCAGATTGATTTACGATAGGAATAATTACCATTGAGGCTTGCTGAGATTACTTGCCAAAGCAACTTCACCAGTTCTTCATCACCACTCATTAAATCAAGCAGCCAATCATCCACATTCCAACCATCAATATTAGGTGCTTCTGCATCTTCGATATACTCCGTTTCTATTGTTGAAGTGAAGACATAGCGGTTTGAAAAAGGTTCTAACTTCTTCGTCTTCTTGTTGTATATCCCATTTTTCACAGGAACAAGATAACGGCTCGCTGTGCTTTGAACTTCTTTTGCCATATTCTTAAGGTGGAAAATCACTTGATTTGATTTTGCCTCCGAAAAGCTAGGCTCTAGCCAGAAAATTACGTTATGAAAGAAATCTGCTCTCGTTTCATAGATTCCTTTATCAATGTTATAAACTGCCAGACGTTCATTTATTTTCACAATCGTCATGTGTTCCTGCATCTTAGTAGCCACTACTAAAGGTGGGACAGACTTTCTCTTGTCGTCTTCAGCGAGGTAAAACTCTCTAAATCTTTTGAAATTATTTCTTAGGTCTCTAAGACTTGTATTTTCATTTGTGGGAAAACTGACAACTTTCCTTGATGCTTCATACTCAGCTTCCATTGCTTCAAATTCCATTGCGTCGCCTCATCTCCTTTCTAAACATACTTTCAAAAGTTCGTTCAAATTCTTTATCGTCTAACGGATCAGGAGTCGCATAGTTAGCTTGTTTAGCCAACTGATAAACAACTTCGAAATCCACATTTCTCAAGAATAACCCACCAACAAATTTTGCTAGTGCATCATTTCTCCCGCCGTTATCTCCCAAGCCATTGACGATCGTTTCAAATAGTTTTGCTGTTTTGCTACTTCCTGCTGATGTGAAACCTGTGAAATTTGACGAGGTGAACGTCTCACGATTTTTCATAATCTCACGAATTAATTCTTTTGGAGCAGTAGCTATGGGTAATTGATTATCCCACTTATATTGACCTTTTCTTGTCACGCTTGGAGGAATAACAACATAGTTATTTTCGTGTGCTTTAATATCCACACCTTTAAGAAATCCTATACGTTGTGTGACGGTCATATCATCACGCTTCAAGAATATGTACTGTTTCCCTCCACTTGCAGTAGTCTGTGATAGAGTAGGAATCCACCAGCTTTCATCTAACAGCGGTTTGATTGATTCATACCCATTTACATCACCATGAATATCAACGTCCACCACAACGAATTTATCGCACTTCATTGCAATGTTTGCCGTAGGATTTTGTTTCCAAATCTCTTTTAATTCATCTTCTGTCAGTGGTTCACGATCCGCAAATTCAATGAGGGGTGTTTTATCACGCGAAACTGGAATAATTGATAGGCCAAGTTTTGCATATCGAAGCGCCGTTTCTAGCATGATGTTTTCCATTTCTTCTCCTTTATTTAGAATGGAAGATCATCATCGTTGATTTCTAAATTTTTTTGTACTCCTGAGAGCAAGCTAGCTTCCATTTTTTTAACATTCAGATTTTCATATGTTTTGCCGTTTGATTCACTTGTTTCATTTTTAACAGTCACTTTTAATGCTTTACCTTCAAGCATTCCGAGATAATCGTCAAGACTCTTGAATTTAGTACCATCAGGAATTCCTGCTTGTTTTGCCAAGTTCATGATAGATCCTTCTGGATATTTACCAGTATCTTTTTTCTGCCAAATCTTGTAGAAAATCAAGCTGTTTTTATGAGGTTGATCAAAATCAGTCCGAATACGCATTGGAATATCTAAGTAGTCGGCCCCATTGGGAGTTGATTTTTCCATGGAGTATTCAATAACTACTTCATATGTTCCGTCTGCAATGTTGCCAAATTCTTGTGCTTTTTTATAATCGATTTCAAACATTTTTATTACCTTGTGGCTATAGCCACCCTCTCTTTTTTTGTTGTTGGTAAACCCAACCGTTTTTATAACCGTGTTGATTTTTAAATTCAACGAGTTCATCAACACTGTCACACATATCAGCAGTGATATATGTAGAAACTCGTTGTTTTAGTTTTTTTACCTTTGCTTCAGTAATCTCTTGAAGCTCTATTTCTTTGATGTTTTCAAGTTCTCGCTCAGTCAGTTCTGGCTCATGTCCGCAATAAGGACAAATCCTTGAAATTGAACTATCGAAACAACCAAAGCATTCATCGCACTGCTTTATGGTTAGTTCACCTTTTGTGTTATACTCTGTGCGTTTATTGCTGATGCCTTCAAGTGTCCATTCCCTGTCCTCATTAGGTAACCCATGTCTTGTATAGTTTCCGACATGATCAATTAAAATTGCCGTCTTACCAGGTTTTGGATTAAGTGGGCGCATGGCAAATTGTAAGAACAAACTTAAGGATTGGGTTGGCCTTAACATGATGCATGTTGTAACATCTGGTAAATCCACCCCTTCGGTAAATAACTCAACATTAATCAGAACTAATATTTCACCAGCTCTAAATTTATTCATGATAGCTTCACGTTCAGTTTTCGGTGTTTTACCATGAACTACTTCTGCAGTTATTCCAGCTTGATTGAATTCTTCTGAAATATGTTGTGCTGTTGCTACATTGTGAGCGTAACAGATAGCTTGTTTACCTTTGGATAGCTTATTGTAGTGAGCAATAACATCTCCATAGATTGCTTTCTTGAAAGCATCATCCATAGATTTTTTGGTGAAATCTCCTCCAGAACGTTTCAACTGTGATGTATCAATGATATTAGGAGCATAGTATTTGAAGGGAGCAATATTTCCGTGCTCTTGTAGCCACTTGATAGACTTTCCTGTTATTAAGTCATCAGCCATATCTTCAAACCCTTGTCCGTTCAAACGAATAGGTGTCCCTGTAAAAAATAACTTTAGGGCATTTGGAAAAGCTTCTAATATTTTTTTATAACTGTTTGCTTTGATATGGTGTGCTTCATCAACCAAAATAATCTCAGGTATTGGAAGCTTATCAATTTTTCTAACCAAAGATTGAACATTCCCAATGTTGACATAGTCCATATTGACCTGATTTAGTTCAAAAGTTTTGACAACCTGGTCATTAATTTCTTTTCGATGGCTAAAGAACAAAACATGATTCTTCTTGTCAGTAGCACCTTTGGAAATATCAGCCATCACAACCGTTTTCCCAGAGCGTGGCGGACTTTGCACAATGATTGAGCGATTACCTTTTAAGAATGAGCTTTTAATTGATTCAACTAATTCTTCTTGATAATCACGGAGTATCATCTGGCGTTTCACCTCCGAAATTAAATAAATCTTCTATCTTACAAGCTGTTCGTTCATCTAGTCGATTCTTAGCATAAGTACCCTCACTACCTTCAAGAATCAAACCACGAGAACCTGTTTTTGAATTGACAATGATTCTGCCAACTAAATCAGTCAGACCTAATAATTGATTTAATACGGAACCTCGAATTTGTGGAACAAATTGAGTAATTATCTGACCTGTTTCTAAATTCAAGTCACGCGTATCTTCCCATGCAGTCACATAAATGTTGATTGGCTTGCTATAAATTGCAGTCAGTATTCGTAAAAAATAGTTGGTCCATTGAGAATAATGCTGTAATTCATTGCTGATCCCATTTTTTGATTTTCTACCTTGTTCAATAAACCAATCTGACTGTAAACTTGAAATGTTATCAATTACTAAATTGTCGTACTGGTCTAGTACTTCATCAATTTCTTTTAGAAAGATGTTAATATCTTCAGATGGATGTTCTCTATCAAATGAGATTCTTCCCTCATCATCTAAAGTCCTTACATCCACATTAGGAATACCTTCAAGAACTTTATGGGAGTTATCCATTGAAAGGACAATTGTGTTTCCTTTTAAATGTTTAATTAGTGAGGTTTTACCAAGACCTGCCTTTCCATAAATTAAGATTCGCCAGTTATTGGTTCGACTTAAGTCAGTTGCTTTAGTTAGTTTCATGTTTCACCGCCTTTTTAGCTGTTTCACTAAACTTCACACCTTGCAACCCGATATTTTTCGACGGAACATAATGTGCGTAATCAAACTCATCAGCTCCCTCAGCTTTCATTAACTCTGCGATTTTAGTCTTGTTTGGTTCAATCTTGCATAGCTCAATTGGTACTTCTTCAGGCTTCGTTATTTCTAATTTCTTAGATGTATGAAATCTGAAATTGTTAACGACTCCATCAATCTTTTTAAGTTGCATTGATTCCATCGCTTCACCAATATAAGAAAGCAGTGAGTAGGCACGCTTTTCAAGTAATTGTGCTTCTGACTGTAGTTGTTTCGCCACTTCACGTTTAGCTTTGGCTTTGGCCATAATGTTTTTAATAACATAGCCCGTGTTTTCTGCTTTAACTTCAAATTCATCAGTGATTGATTCCAAAGTGTCTTTAAGCATTTCATAGTTTTCATTTTCTGGATCAGATTCTATTTGATCCTGCAAAAACTCATAATTTGATTTAAGTTCGAATATTGTATTATCCATTTTTCCTCCTATTTGTTATAATGAAGGTATCAATATGTACCTAGTCCCGTCTGCCAACGGGGCTTTTTTATTTTGTCAGCTCAACCGCTGCTTTATATACATTTGACCATTCGTAAAGGTGAGGTAATAAAGAGTCTTTGATAAATTCAACAGAGAAATCTTTTAAAAGTTGTTTTTTGTACCACTCAACACTATGCTGCTGAATAGTTTCTCCGTAATGCGTGACTACTTTCTCCATCAGTAAACCTCCAGCAATACTCCGCCGCTTCTAAGCGGTGTAAAGTTCATTGTCTTGCCTTGATAAAGCACTGTATCCATTGTTCGTGTGATAATCCATTTAGCACCATCGATTAGAGCGGTTTGAAGCACAGCATCTGCTTCTCTTGATGTTAGAATTGTGTTTTTCATTTTATTTTCTCCGTTTTTTTAACAGCTCCCAGTTTTCAGCAATCCATTTAATAATTGCATCTCTTGGGTATGCTTCCTCGACATCTCCATTTTTTATTACTGGGAAATTATGTGCATAGCGATAATACTTATCAAAGGTATTACCACTTACGCCGATAAATTCAGCTGCTAGTTCACGAGTCATAATCAGCGGATAATCAGAATCATTTTTTTCGTTTTTTCGTGCCATAACGTCCCTTCTAATCTAAGTCATAGTATTTAACCAGAAATGTGATAAGCCATTTAACTGACTGAGTGTACTTCCGATTTCCGTTTAATACAGAACTGATGTCTGATTTGCGAAATTTATAAGGTGGTTCTTTGATGTTTTCATAAGCCCAAATAACATCTTTATTCCCTTTACCCTCTTGTTCCAAATACTCAACAATTTTCTTTCGTTGAGAATCAAAGCTTTGTTCTACTTCTGACATATCGTCCTCCTATCTTTTAAAAGTTAGATAAAAAGTTAGACTTTTGTTAGTTTTTTTCTTGACATATATTAAACTTTAGTTTAGAATAAAAGCATAGTTAAAACTCTCAAATAAACATATTTAAACCGCCTGCCAGCTTATTAAACGTTGTTTGTCATGAGGTGTTTTCTAAACTTTTATCTAACTTTTTATCTTACAAGACATATTTTACTAAACTTTATACTAGTTGTCAAGCAAAAAACTCGTAAAAAGTTTAAAAATATTTTTTGTAACTTCTTGGAGGTGCAAAAATGACGGTTTACGACCGTATTAAAGAACTTGCTGAAAAGCGTAAAATGACTGTTTCAGAAGTAGAACGAGCATTAGGAATGGGCACTAACTCACTCTATGCATGGAAGAAAAAAATACCAAACGGAGCAAGCTTGGAAAAAGCCGCCGACTATTTTCACGTTTCAGTAGATTATCTTCTTGGACGTGAGGAAGTTGAACCTACAATCCAAACAGTGGATTTAGTTGAAATTGCCAATAAGCCAAAGGATTTCGATTGGGGCAGCGTTCTGTCAGTCGGTGGGAAACCTATCCCTGAAGAGGACAAAGAAATAATCCGCCGTTTATTTGCTCATAAGCTACCTAAATGATTAGATATTAAAGAGAGGATGGTAGTTTATGACAGGTAAGGAACTACTAGAATTAATAATTATTAAAATTGAAAACTTAGGCATCGAAGTTAAATTCGAAAAGCTTAATGGCGCAAGTGCGTATGTATCATATAGATATGGTTGGGGGATCATTGACCTTGAAAGGGCAACAGCATTTGACACTTGCCATGAATACATTCATGCTAAAAATAAAGATTCGGTTCGACATTCTGATTATGATTGGGATAATCCTTGCGAAAAAATTGCTGATAGAGAGGCGATTCTTCTTCTTTGGGATCTGTTTGAAGAGAATGGTGGAACAATCGAAGATATAAACCTTTTTATTGAAGCGACTGGTTGTCCGGAAAAACTAACGAAAATCATTGTTCTGAAATCAAAGATAAAAACGTGGGACAAAGAGGAAGTTCAATCTCAAGTTGTACACTACTTAGATAGAACTGATGATGATCCGGAAAGCTGGAACGTTTATAGTATAATGGATGCATGTCACATCGATCACAAGTGGGAATCATTAGTCAAAAGCATTATTTTAGAATTAAATTCTAAGATAGGATTACCTCAGCAAGTGATGTAAAGGAGTTATTTATGAAGTTTGGAGTGCGCACACCAAGCATCAAAAAGAGTTTTAAAGCAAGAACTACTGGAAGAGTTAAAAGACAGATAAAAAAGTCTGTCATACCTATGTATGGTAAAAAAGGTACTGGAATTTATAAGAATCCTAAAAAAGCAATCTATAACAAAGTTTATAACAAGACTAGTTTTTCTGCCGTTCCATCTCTATTTGATTTACCATCACCAAAAGGAGGGTTTGATACTTCAACTATAAAAAATATCTCGGATTTTCCAAAGATACCAAAGAGATATGTTCGTGTCCTTTCTGATAAAGAAAACAGAGTAGCCGTTATATTGATTTTTGTTTTTTTTATTTCCTTTTTTATACCTGTAATTGCGATTCTCTTTATTGGAGCAATTATCGCTTTTATAGCAAGAATAATAACTAGAACACAAATAACAGTTTTAGATAAAAAGACTGGTGAGAAATCTACTATTTCTAAAATCCAGTTTTCAATTTTGGAAGAGGAATACAAAGAACGGAAGGTTAAATATTCAAAGATACCGCTAAGCGATCAACTGGATCTATACAATTCATATATCAAACAAGCCCTTGAATCTTCTCAAATAATAGAAACAACAGTGAATCCAGAAACATACTTTTCTCGTTATAAACTTCTTTTAGATAGACTAGATAAACTAATTTCTATCGCTGAGGATCCTCGATTATTAAGTGCGAAAGGTGATTTTACACAAGTTAAGCAAAAGCTGATATCTAATAAAGATGAAATTTCTAACAAATTTATTGAGCGTGCAAAGCTTAAAACTAAGATAGGAATGGCGACTTTAAAAACTGATCGCGGTAAAGAAAATAGGTTAAATAAATTGAAAGATGAACTTCTTTCTTACTCAGCTTATTTAAATCAACACCAACTTGAAAATATAACAAATTGGACAATAAATAATATATAAAAAAAGCCGCCCCTACTTTGGCGAGCGGAGGGCGGCTTAAACACACATTTACAGTAAAAAAACTCATCATGAGTAGTTTTACTGTACTCAATTTTATCAAGAAAGCGAGTAAAAATCAAATCATGGCAAATTTTAGAAAACGTGGTAAAACGTGGCAATATAGAATTTCATTTAAAGATAACAACGGTGTATATCAAAAAGAGGAGAAAGGTGGTTTTAAAACCAAAAAGGAAGCTGAAGCGGCTGCTGACGAAGCTAAAAAAAGACTAAACAGCCATTCTGAATTTGACAGAGACATTACGCTTTATGATTTCTTTAAACATTGGTCAGAAGTTTATAAAAAACCGCATGTAACAGAAGCCACGTGGAGGACATATAAGCGCACTTTAAACCTCATAGATAAATATATCAAGGATAAACCATTAAGCTCAATAACGCCCACTTTTTATCAATCTGTGCTTAATATCATGGCAGAAACTTACAGACAGGAATCAATGGATAAATTTTACTTTCAAATTAAGTCTGCAATGAAAATTGCTGTACATGAGAAAATAATTTCAGAGAACTTCGCAGATTTTACTAAAGCGAAATCTAAACTAGCCGCACGACCTGTGGAAGAAAAATTCTTGCATGAAGATGAGTATTTAAATTTGCTAACTGTCGGAGAAGAAAAAATGCAATATACAAGTTATTTTGCATGTTATCTGATCGCCGTTACAGGATTAAGGTTTGCAGAATTACTCGGTTTGACATGGGATCACATTGACTATAAACTGAAAGAAATATCTATCCAAAGGACTTGGGATTACAGTATTACAAATGATTTTGCTGATACTAAAAACGAAAGCTCGAAAAGAAAAATACCCATATCTGATAAAACTGCTGAACTCCTACAAGAATATAAAGAAAATTATTGGCATGAAAATAAATACAATCGCGTAATATATAATTTGAGTAATAATGGATTAAATAAAACTGTTAAAAAGATAGCTGGGAGAAAAATACACCCGCATTCACTCCGTCATTCATTTGCTTCATATTTAATTTACAAAGGCGTTGACCTTCTAACGGTTTCCAAGTTGTTAGGGCATGAGAATTTGAATGTTACTTTAAAAGTTTACGCCCATCAATTAAAAGAGATGGAACAAAAAAATAATGATGTCATCCGGGGAATATTTGATAAACTTTGACCCCAAATGTCCCTAATTTGTCCCTAATTTTTTGAAAGCATATAAAAACTAATAAAAAAATAAAGATAAAAACCGCTCTGTTAAGCGGTTTTCTTGTTCACATGTTTTCATGTAATTTCAAATTTAAGGCGGCGATCGGATTTTATAGCCCTTATATACATAGGTTTAAAGGCATTTTGTCCCTAATTTGTCCCCATAAAACAAAATAAAAACCGACATAAAAGTCGGCTGCCTAAGGTTAAGACTAAAATAGTATACCACAAATCAAAGCAACAAAAAAAGCCCTGACCAAAGTCAGGGTTGTTTTTATCCTTTAGAAATGTCACGATTTGGATTTGTTGCTCCAGTTCCAAACTCTTTGTCGACTTCTGCTTGGAACATAGTATCCACAGGAAGTTTGAATTTCAACCATTGATTTTGATAATTTCCAAGAACTCGAGTAGTTTTGATATAACGGATTTCAATACCGTTTGTGATGTACCAGCGTTTAGTGTCTTTTGCATAAATAAGATAAGTCATTTCTTTTCCCTCCAAGTTAGGTGTGTAGTTGATTGCGGATGTTGAATCATCGTTATTCGATTGATTAGATTTAGATGCCCCACCAATACCGTTTGCTAAGTCTTTGGCGAGACGGTAAACATAGAAATAGGGGCAACCATTCATCGCCCAACGGCTATCATGATTACTAATAATAACTCCGCCTTGTGCACCGTTTCCTCCTCCGCTCCAAGCAGTACACTCAATCCAGTTCTGACCATCAACAGCAATTCCAGTATGCCCACCTGCTCCTGCCGATTCTCCTTTTCTGCCCCAGATAATAACATCTTGGGCTTGCATCTTCCACTCTGAATTCTCTGCAATTAATTTATAGTTATTATCCAATAACCACTGGTGCATTGTTTCGGTACTCGGAATATATCCAAGCGGTTTAACTCCACCATTGGTAAGTCCATAATAGACAGCACCTGAACAATCACAAGTTCCATCCGAAAAATTTCGTGAACCATACATTGAATAGGTAGCACGTCCAATTTGTTGTTTTAGCGCACTAATTCCATTTTCAATATTTAAAGTCATTTATTCACCTTCTTTTTTATTATTAACTAGGCTTGCTGTATTATCTCCAATTCCTAAACTTGCGATTGACGTTAAGATAGAAATTAAAGTCGCAAATCCTGCAATACTTAATGCTTGAATCCAGTCAATACCAATTAAGCCTGTGGCACCAGCACCCAAAGCACCAATCATTGCTTGGGCAAATGTTTTAATCGCACGTTCTGCTAAATCTTTAAAAAATGTTTCCATTTTCTTTCTCCTCTTTTATTTTATTAATTTTAAAATTTCCATGATAATCGTATATATGGCAGCGGAAGCCCCACCAATTCCGAAAATCAATTTCCAAAAGTTTGTTTTATCTAACATTTTCAATTGAAACTGGCGTTCATTAGAACTTTCCTTTCCCTCGATGACGGCTTGCAATATTTGAGCGTTTTGTTCTGATTGGCGAGTATTCTGTTCTCGTAAAAAGCGATTGGATTCATCGACACGAGCAAGTCCTTCACTCATTTGTTTTTGCATTTCAACCGACATGTCGTTAAGTCGAGACAGTTCCTTGTCATGTTGTTTGAGTTTAGTCTCATGCTGTTCTACTAGCTGTTCTAATTCCATAAATACCTCTCTATATCATCTTTTTATTAAGATGGCCATGGATCAGTAGTTTTCCATGTTGCATAACTTTGGATATATCGGTTATTAGAGAAAGCTTCATTTGTTAAGTAGGTCTTTCCATCATTGTCTAATCTTAAAACCATCGGATTATACAAAGTTGAACCATTATTTAATTCAAATTTTGCCAAAGCTCGACTAATTGGTCTATAACCACTAGGAATTGTAATTCCTGCATCAGCCTGTTCATGCCCTTCAGCACTTGAAATAATCGTACGTATGGTAACAAGTTCGACATCGTTACCTGTACGTCTTAATGTTAGAGTTATGTTATAAATACCTGTAACTGTTTCAGTAGTTGTTTGAAACATCCCATCATTTAGTAATTCAAAATTCGATTGAATTGTTTCTGCTCCATTTTGCATTCCACGATAAACATCATTAAGTTGTACCATTTTATATCTCCTGTTCTATTGTTATTTCGATAGATTTATTTTTATTAATTGCAAGGAAATTTCCATTACTGCTCTTCTCTGCAGTCAGTGTATCTGTATTCCAATCAGATGATACGCCTATAAGTGTTGTATTTGCTGTGAGCGATGTATCTAGAATATCAATTGCAATAGGTGATGTGCCACCAAAACTTTCTCCAGTGTCAAGTCCTTTGGCTTCGATCCCAATAGGATCAGAGCTTCCTGTTACACTCGCAATAGATGCAGTAGTTGGTACAATAATCGCTGGATTAACAGTTAGAGCACACGTAGCGGTTATTCCATCCACTGTTTCTGCCTTAATATTGACACTCCCAATACCTCTTGTTGTGACCCAACCTGTTTGATTAACAGTTGCTACCGATTCATCATCAGAAGTCCATACAATACTCTTAAAAGTTGCATTTTCTGGAAGTATGCTAGCTGATAATTGAAAGCTTGTGCTCATCAGAGTTGTCTTTTCTGATGCATCCAGAACAACTTCTGTAGTTGGAATAATTGTTGTCAAAAACTTTAATGGCTCCGAAAGAGACGATTCAATTTCTCCATCTGTCTCACTTACTTGTAAGGTATATTCAGTATCTTGAGCGAGCCCCTCGATAATCGTATTGAGATTTTTTACTTCTTTCAAAAAATTTCCATCAAGGTAAACTTTATACGTTAATCCCATCAGTCACCTCTTTTCCATTCTGTATAAGCAGTATTTTTGTCAATTAATTGAATCAACAAATCTTGCGGAGTTTTTACTTTTTGTATAGAACCTCCGGTTACTTTAGCCCCCGTTACTGTGAAACAGACGATATTTTGCCCGTTTATAATCAGTGCCACATTATTATGCAAAACGATTTCTCCCTCCAGAGAAAAGTTTTGTGGCATTTTTACATTAATGCGTTTGCGATCATAACTTATGGAACTTGGTACAACGAAAATTCGCTCTCCTCCAAATACTTCTCCAGTATCAAAACCACCTTGTTCTGTACCTATAGCATTTTTATAGCTGGTTACTTTTACTGTTGGCTGATATTCTGAATCATGCTCAATGATAAAGTTAAAGCCACCAGGAACTTCTCGCTTGATATTTTTTTCGATCGCTAAAAGTTTTTCTAACAATTTCCCGCCAGGGTCAATAGATTCAAGAATTTCTCTATTTGACTCAACAAACTCTTCCCAACTCGTCCGTCCGTCTTCAATATATTGTTTAAAGATACGATTTAGTTCTTTAAAGGTCCACCAGTAATTAGAGTCTTTGAATGGCTGTGAATAGATCGATTTTTCTACAATGTAATGGAAATTACGTGTAGAAAACTGTTCTACCCAACGTTCACCGACTTGTTTCCTGAAACTAAAGTAAGCTTCATTTCGTCCAACAAACTGCAGAGCATTGTCACTAGCTGTATAGGTTAGAGTTCCCTTCTTTTCATCAAAAGTAGCTACAGGTTCTTCTGAGATGCCTTGACCTGATACTTCTTGAGCTAGCAAACAAAAATAAGGCTTTAGCCCCTCAAAGCTTTTGGATAAGCCATTCTCTACGATTTGAGCAACAATGGCTTGACTATTCACGTCCGCATGTCTCAATTTAACAATACCTACATTGTTATTAGGCTCTGTGGTGGACAGTGTTATAAAATTTTCTGTCATAATAGACCCTTTCTAAAATTTGATATAATCTCTTGGATTCTTAAAGTGAGCGCTTGATGATGGCCCACTTATTATTGGCTTCCATTTTTTCTATAAGTTTTGCATTTGATTGGGCTATTAAAAGTGCTCGTTCTGCTTTATCACGGACTGTTTCATAGTTATCCAACTTTGTTTCAATTCGAGCTAATCGTTCGAGTACTTCTCGCCATGCTTGCTCCTCCATAACCCCTACTTTCTAATTTTTGAATTATTGTAGCAACCCATCTTCAACCTCATAAACTTTTGATTGAAACTCTGATTCATCAGTCCGAACTTCTTTTCTATTTGCATCGTAAATATCTTGATTAATAATATTTCTTGATACTGAAGAATTCCTTTCGCCTTGTGGAATGGAAACGTTGAAACTTGTCAATCTATCTACTCCTTTCCAAATTAAAGACAGCCAAATTAATGACTGTCTCACTTTCATTTACCGCACAATAGGTGTCAAAGTCAAAGTAACCAAGTGTGTTTAATGCGGTCGTGTTCAATGCCTTTGTTTACCTCTTTTGAGATATAAAAATACAAATTACCATAACTAAATTGACCGTAACCCCTGTTACGGTCAAAAGTCATCAACATGTAACTCGTTGTATTATCACCATTATCAATCGGTATGACACAACCCCATGTGCGGAAACCCCCATATGTTGGAGAGATATTTAAACTACCTGTTGACAAATTTGTGTTATATGTATAAACGCCAATAGTATCATCAACCGTTCCTGTCGTCACAAAAGGGACACCCCCACAAAAAACATAAGAAGTTCCGGTCCCACCAAGGCTCTCCGACGTTCTCCCTGCAGTAGTAACCCAAGGCCCCATTAAATCTGCACTTTCCAATTGTGAAATTGCATAAGGGTACGCATAACTGCTATTTTTAACATAAATAGAAACACACATCCGGTATCGGTTTAATTTTTTGTCAAAGTAAATATCGGGGTCTTCTATCGAATTGTATAAAGCTGTATCACTAAACGCATGAGCAAATTTATCGACTTCGATGTAGGTTGTACCAAATCTCACGTCTCGCGTCGTTACTCCGAATCTGTCTGAGTAGAGTAGATTCCAATTGGAGTTTCGCGAATCGAATGTAAGTGAAACGCCCACACATGGTCTGATTAAATCTCCATTTTTCGCAAATAGTTGTCCTGTCATTTTTAACGTTTGTGTTGTTGGTTCAAATTCAAAAATGCCTGTAACGGACTGTCCGTACCCTTCAGCAAATCCACGGCACGACATCGCCAAATAAAATTTATTATCTTTTACGATAGGCACACCGTCAATCGTTTTGAGTAGACGAATATCAGCCTGACCAACACCGCAAGATAAGTATCCTTTAGCTGACTTCAAAACAAATTTATTGTTTTTTGTCAAAATCGCACCAAATTGTATTGAATACTTATTTATTTGGCTGAAATAGCAAAAATCCGCTTTGTCGGCAAAACTATAGGTACCACAAAAAGTTGTTAGACCGTCTTTTATGATAAAAATAGCGACACTTGTACCCATTACGTGGAGTCTAACAACAAAGTTACCGCTCGACAAAGCAGTCGTGTATGTTACCGCAGTACCGTTGAAAATTAAAGGATTGCTTGTTGCGGCTAAATCCATATCTAAACGGAACGATTTCGAGCCATCTGAATCGTTTGCGAACTCGACAAAAGCTTTATTCGTTCCGGTTCCGGAAATTGTGGATATGTCGAAGTCATAAACCGCAAAAGGTTTTAAACCCGCAAGTCTGATTTTGCTCTCCGCTGTGTCGGTATTCCAACAACCAAAACGCAACCCATCATTGCCACCCGCTATATCCACAATATTTTGAACATCCGTTCGCGGGTAAATATTTGAATTTGAACCAAACAATTTCTCATTTGGGTTTAAATCCCAAAGAGGCATATTCAAATCATAAAAATGACGCTGTGACGAAATGAGATTAAAATTCATATCTGTTAAAGCATAATCCGCTTTAACTGTTTTCTCAATCAATCCAATCTCATTGTTTTTTTCTGCTGACTTTACATATTCATGTTTTTTAATAATTATAGGTCTACTGCCGACAGATACAGTACCCACATACATAAACGTGGCACCTACGGGAATTTTCACAAAATAATCATCAACTTTTGTATTGACATTAGCAGTTACTCCGGCAAGATAATCGTAATTTTCGTCTAGTATCAACTTATTCGACGCATCCGAAAATGCGAATAATACAATGGGATAATTTTCGCTGTTAATATTTTTTAGACCGCCAGATAATAAATATCGTTCACCCGCCATAACAGGTATTTTGGCATAGCCAGCATAAGAATCATCAGGAAACGAAAACCCAAGATCAGGTTTTGATAATGTCAACCGCTGTCCTGGTGTGTATTCGTAATCAACTTTCGGCAAAAGTGTTTTATAATTACCGGAAATCGTGTCTATGTTGGATTTTTGAGTATCCAACTCTTTTATAAGCTTGTTATAACCATTGTCGCCCGTACCACCAAAATACCATGTTGTTCCGTTCCACACATAATTCCCCGCCGGTTGCACACCATCACCGTCTGAACAATAATAATAATCACCTACCGTGTTTCCAGTCGTAGGCAAGTTTGCATGTAAAACTGCACCCTTGGCTGTCAATCCATTTGCGACTTCATCTTTGTTGGCCTTTTCTGCCAACTGTGCGGTAGTTTTGTTATCTAAGTCGTCGATTTTAGAAATTAAAGAAGTAAAATCTTTATTTCCGATAATTTCTTCAATCTCATCATTCATTTTACTAAAGTTATTATCAATCGTTTCAGCACCATTTTGCATACCACGAGTAATTTTTGCTATATCAGCCATTTATTTCTCCTTTTCTTAAGCTACAAAAACATAGCCTTTTGTTATTTTTGCACCGGAAATTTTAAAGCATAAAACTTCAGTTTCTAAAAATTGATATAATCTCTTGCATTATGGAAATGTGCACTTGATGATGGATAAAATTCATCCATAAATTGGAAATGACAATGCTCTCCCGTACTAGGTCCTGTTGTTCCCATGAGCCCTATTTGTTGACCTTGTTTCACATTCTGACCAACAGACACATCGACCATGCTTTGATGAGCATATCCTGTGTACATTCCGTCCGCATGTTTAATCACTGTCCAATTGCCATACCAAGAAAAATAGCCTGGGTCTGCAGCACTAACAACTATTCCATCAGCGGAAGCAAGAATTGGAGTATTTGGATTTCCATTAACTAAATCGATTCCGTTATGAAATTCTTGTGCCCCAGTGATTGGACTTGTTCTCCAACCAAACTCACTTGTTACGGTAATAGGACTTGCGATTGGGGCGATATAGCCGCCACCACCGCTTGGAATTTCAAGATTAACAAATTTGTCGTACCATTCTTGCGCCCAAGTGCTGCGTTCAGGATGTCCGATTAAGGGGCGTTCAAAGTTTGATACAAATGCTTGCGTTGCAGTATTGATGTCAGTTAAAGTCATGAATTGAGTCCAAGAATATGGATAAGAACTTTTCACAATCCATTGGCCGTTTGGTGCATGCCACATCAAAAGCTTAAATTGGGCTGTTATTGTGTCAGGATCGTCAGTTACTCCCGCTCGTGTCATGAGATTAATCATATAAACACGTCCAGGGGTAGCTCCTGAACTATCCGTCCATTGCCAAACACCATAACCAAACCCTGGTGCGCCATTGCTTTCATCAGCTGTTGGATTTGCATCAGACTCTCCTTGCGCATTTCCGAGTAAGGCTGCGGCCGCTTGTTTAGAGAAACCAGCCCCAATTGCCATTGCCCAAATTTGCCAGTAACGTTTATCACGGTCACTCGTAACTTCTGGTGGATATTGGCCATTCCAGCCACTAGCTCCGCCAGTGCTTCCGCCAGTACCTCCGCCATTTTTATCAATCTTAACGCCGCTAACATAAAGTTCATTAGTATCTGTACGTCCACTCACATTGAGACTATTAGTTTCAATTTTATTATTGACTTTAATGTTATCAGCTTGAAGGGTACCGCCATCGAATCCATTTTTATCAATCTTAACACCATTAACATAGAGATTGCCTTTTATGTTAATATCCCCTTCTAGGGTACCAGCACCAAATAAGTTATATTTAGGTTTCTCTTTTGTGGAATCTGCTGGCAGTTGTAAAACAGGGGTTGATATGCCGCTATTATTTGCTTGGTTGATTGAAAAAATATAGCCGGGAAAGTTCAGAATAGCTGAACCATTTGCCTTCCCATCTCCATATGTTCCAATAAAGCCACCAACTTCTGCTCCATGGACAGTTTGTTCCCAGTCAGGATTTGAGTAATCTACATTGTCAGTCTTTTTGTACTGTTCAATCATGAATTTTCCATTTGACACCACAGATTGATAAAAAGAACCATCACCAATGGACTTAATTACATTACCTTGAATAAGAATCCCCGATAAGATACCGGCTAGAATAAAGGATGCATTAAAAGTTCCGTCAAGAGTCCAAGCGGTTTTACTTTCTCCATTATGAACATCCTTAATAGTGGTCCATTTTCCTTTATTACATTGCTTGAAAGAAATTCCACTGCTATTCTGAATCATAAAATACTGAGACTCGGAAATCTTAGGCCCGTCCATGAATACTTGTTCATAACTCTCTCGAGAGTTAGATACGCCTGCTTCAATACCATTGACTAAATAAATAGACCCACCATTTGCTCCAGCTCCTCGCACAATGTCATCGTTATATTTACCAATCTCTGTTGACTCATAAAATGTCGTTTTTTTATCATTAAGTTCTGAGACATTGCTCTGAACTTGTGACAATTGTCTAGGGGTTGAGCTGATGTTTAAATTATCACCAAGGCTGGCTTGTACTCGACCATTAACACGGTCAGTAACCACCTTAAAGACTCTTGTCTGATAGTGATAATTTCGGTCTCCACGATGAATTGAAACCGTGTTACCGATTGAATCCGCACCTAGAATTTCAGTACTGAACTGCACCAAAGGGCGGCAATAGTATGCTAACTTTTCGTAAGTTTTTTGAAGTAATTCTGCGGGATCATCCACATCATCAAATACTACAACGGTTTTGCGTGGTAGCATTTTACCATTAGAAGGGATTCCATATTTGGCTGTCATTTCTGGGTATTCAATCCAGTTTTGCCCCTTAGGTTTGTCTAAGGGTTTGCCATCCGACTTTTTCCATTCAACGTTAGTAAATTCAGTTCTCCGGCCATAGCCATCTCCGACTTCTTCCCCTTTGCCTCGTCCTATTAGAGCCGTGACAATATTTGTACGATCTTGTTGTCGGACAATGCTTAAAACGTCCTCCCCATATTCAAATCTTTTGTTAGTCACTTTACCAATTTGTTTATAACAATTAATAATTTTTTTAGAGATTTTATTTCCTGATATTTCGACAGAAAAAGTAAACTCAGCTCCCAACTCTTGCAGTGACTTTAGAGCCTCTTTCATTGAAGTATAGTAAAAAGTGCTTGATAATGTAGTTGTCGGCTCACAGACTCCAAGCACCCAATCACAACCAGAATCATTTAGTAGTTGCTGAATCACATAAGAAAAAGATTTATTCTTAGGTCTTATATCTTTAATAATAAAATTATCAAGTTCATCCACTGCAAAATTTATAGATTCAAATGAAAGCAGATTATTATCGTCTTTTGTGTTTAAAATTCGATATAAAGAAAATATCCGCTCTTTTGTATCATTGACAGCAATATAGCTTGCATCTTTAATTGTTTCATCAAAAGGTAAAGAAACTGAAAGGGTATCATTCATCAGTTCAGAAGCGTTGCTTGTGATTTCTTTTGTCTGAACACATTCCATAAACTCGTTAGAATCGTAACTTTTGATAACTTGCTGCATCTTATCTAAAAATAAGATATTACTCACTAAAGTACCGCCTTTCTATATTGAATCGTTAAATCATAGTTTGAACTTGAAAAATCTGTTCCAGTTGTCAGTCTGATATTTTTGAAATCAGAATCAAGGTCCAATAGGTTGTTGTTTTTTTTACCATTGAGAAAAGTATCGCCTGATTGAAAATCAAATTCTAATAAATCTCCTTTTTTAGCCTGTGATGATTTCAAGCGATAATTTCCATCAGCCGCAAGTAAACTCCCTGTTAGTAATTTAAATGACATCCTATCTGGTTTAACTGGATAAGGCAAAACTTCAACCACTTTGTTTTTAACGCTTTGAGTTTTTCCGTGTTTAAATGGATCACTACAAAGAACAGTAAAACTTGAAATGATTGAGTTAGTATCTCCTGGCACAATGTCTGCAGTCTGGAACCGACCATAAAAAGTATACTCCAGATCATCATGAAAGATAATAGGGACATCTTGTTGACGAATCAAGAATGCTTTTAAAGTATCAAACTTTTCTTGTAATACTCGAGGATCCCTATCCTCAAGCATATATTTTATCGTCAGCTCCCGAGAAGGATATTTCACATTAGTTATTACCCCTCCCACTTGCATTTCTTGTGATTCATAGTTGAGAGAATACATTTCTCGCCCTTCAACTGCCAATGTTTGATAATCTTCTATGAGTTCTTCTAACCAAGTCCCATCATAACTAA